AGTATACACCTCGCTTGCCGCCAGCGTTTTCGTCTTGGTAATCAAGTTCTGATTGCCAGCCGTGTCTGCCGCCGTGACCAAGTTGACACTAAGCGTTGCCGCCGTTGCGCTGAAGTTGGTCGCGGTGAACTTGTCAATGATCGTGGTGACGTTTGTCGCGGTGTATTGTGTTGTTTGACTGTTCTCAGCGGTCTTAGCCGGGATCAGTACTTTTACGGTTACGGTCATGGTCTACTCCGGTCAGAAATAAGTAACTTCGATTGTGGAAGTTGTTGGCGGCGCGGTTGAAAATATTAGATTAACCCCACTAAGCGAGTAGGTGTTTTTCTGTTGGTAGACACCGTTGATATATACGTTCGTGGTGTTTTCACTACCCGCGCTACCAAGGGCAAAACTGACCGTTGAACCATTGCCGGTAAAGTTGGCAATTGCAGGCGAAGATCCACCGGAGTTTACGTTGTCGTAAGTGGCAATCGTAACCGCCAACGACGTTTGCAGAACAAACTTGTAGCTGGCAAAAAGCAACCAAATCTCGCCTCCCGGCACCCGCCCGGCTGAATCCAGCACAATCGGGTTGGTGTGCGCCGTTGTCCCGGCGCTCGATGTGTAGGTCGTCTGCGGCGTGGTGGTGCCTGCCGCGTAGGTGTAGATCAGACCACCGGCCAACGGCACCCCGTTGTTGTCAAAGAATTGCCAGCCGACACCACCAAAGGCTGAGAGGTTTACGTTGCTCATGTTTGTTCCTTATTTGGTCATCCGAATTGGTACGGGCTATAGGTTGCCTTCAGACACCCAAGTTCCGGGGGTTCCAGCAACTGTACAAACCCATGATTTAGGTTGACCAACTGTCGGCACTGAAGTTAAAAATCTGTCAGCAACGGCCCATGTTCCTGCGGTTGGAACAGACGGGATACACAGTGAATTAAATTTAGCCAGACCCGTTAATCCGTTAAAAGTAAATTTTGCAAGTTCGGTGCTTGATACGCTAAATCGTCCAGCGGCAAGGTTAAAACTTGCTTTACCTGTACCCATAGACTGAATGTCGGTGTTGGTTACTTGAACTTTATAGGTTGAATATGTGCCGCCTTCGTACACTGCACTGCTGTATGTTCTTGCTGCACCGTTGAAATAGCAATTTGCAAACTGCACAAATATGCCGTTAGCTTTGATTGCAACCGCCGACCCAGTTGCGTCACTTGAATCGGCGCGGTTGTAATCATAAAACGCACAATTGCTGAAACTTGCGTTGCAAGCAACATTCAGTAAATTGGTATTAAAAGAATTAAATTTAACATTTGAGAAAAAGACAAATTGTGCTGGATCATAAGTGGCACCATTATTACCAATTTGACATGGCCCATTGCTCAACGCTGTATTGCCGTCAAAAGAAGTTACCCATCCGTTTGAGAAATAAATTCCATCCTGAAAGTTTACGATGTTGATTGGAATGGCAACAAGATCAAAAACAAAGTTTTCAATGTAGATGCCGTTAGCAGAACCAGTAGGCAAGCCACCTTCAAACCTTACAGCGTTCTGCATTCCAAAGCATAAGTAGTCAGTTATTTTTCCGCTGTCAACTCGTTTGAAAGTCATGCCGACAGCGTTGCTTCTGATCCAACTTATTAGTGTTCCACCAAAAGAAGTGTAGCTGTAATTGAAATGCACGTTTTCAATTGTTACAGAATCAAGAAAAGTGTCCATAACGATGCCGTATCTGTACGGCATACCATCTATATTTTGAATGGTGAAGTGAGTGCAACCGACTAGATTTATAAAGTCATACGCACCTTGGACTCTTACATTACGAATTACACCGTAAGAGCCTGGCGTTGTTGCACTGCTAACAATTGTTGCCGGGTAAACAGTTGGCGCAATAGTGGTAGTCTGATTTATATAGTTAAAAAATATACCGTCTATCGTAGTGTTGTTCTGCATTTTGATGCAACTGTTTGCAGTGTCAGTAATTTGAATTTGTGAATTGGTTGGGCCGTCACCAAACAAAATCACACCCAAAGGGATTTCTAAATTACTTGCAAGATACGCCCCGGACGGAAGGTATACGGCAGTGTAATTTACTTTTGACGCAGTAATAGACCCCGCATAAGTTAATGCAGCTTGAATAGCAGTAGAGCTATCCGCAACACCAGTAGGGTCTGCACCATAGTCAAGCACATTGACTACAGCACCTTTAATCATTGAATACGAAGCAAGAGTTAAGCTCATATCAGACCTCTTAAACGAAGTAAACCAAAGTGCCTATAATTGTGGCACTGGCAGTTAATGTCATGGTAGAAAACGCCACGGCGCTACCAACTGACCTAAAATAAATTGCCGCACCGCCACCACCAATTACAACCATTGGAGATGTTGTCCCAACGCCAAAAACTTGCCCGTCTGTATAAATACTGTTGGCCGTGGTAATTGCTGAAGATATTGGGGCGGTCATAGTTGTGCCACCGCCAGTTCCAACTGTAATGTCAAATGTCAGTGTGACTTGTTGTCCAACTTTTGTATATCTGCCAGTTGCACTAGAAAAGGTTCCTATATTGGGTGCTGGTGTCCAAGTACCTTCTTCATAGTCGTCCAGCGTATTAACGTCAGCTACGGCTACCGCTGTTGCGGGGAATGCAAGACCACCCGCGCCGGCAGCAGTTCCACTTATCCCTATTCCCGCCCCAATAACCGCTTTCTTCACCACCGCCAACCCGCCAGCCGTCTTAAGCGCGGCAGCGGTGGTGCTGGATGCGTCTGTGGTGTCGGAGGTGGACAAGACTCCGGTTGAGCTTGCAGTGCCGGTCAATGCCGTAGCGCCAGAAGAAAACTCCGCTATGGTTGTTCGCGTAGTTCCGCCAATTGGCGCTGCTTGGATTATCCACTTAGAACCAATCGCAGAATCTGTCCAGTTTTCCGCTGCTTGAGCAGCAAAAGCCGCAGAAATGTTTCCGTTATACGCAGTTGCGCCGTAACCAAGCACCGACAAGAACGCAAGGTTGTCCCCAGACTGCACAGCAGAAGGAGCTGCACTAGACGTATTGGCACGACGAAAAGTAATAGCTGAAACGCCGCCGAACCCGTCTAACAACATTCGGTTCGTTGAACCATTTGCGCCAGCAGTTCTAACAGACTCCGCGCTTACTCCGGCGGGGAGTGTGCCGCCATTGATGTTTGCAGTAAGCAGTCCGGTCGTACCCACCGTAGTAAATAAGCCCGTATTTGCAGTCGTAGCACCAACCGTTCCGTTGATGTTGATGCTGGCGGTGCCGGTCAGGTTCGTAACTGTGCCGCTAGACGGTGTGCCAAGTGCGCCGCCATTTACCACAAAAGCGCCAGCGGTTCCGGTATTGACACCGAGGGCGGTGACAACGCCCGTTCCCGTTGCGGTCGTAGCCGGAGTTACGCCAGCCCCACCGCCAAGCACCAACGAGCCAGCAGCAAGCGCCGCCGAGGATGCCCATGTTGATGCGCTTGAAAAGTACGGGATGCCGCCGCTGGTGCCAGCAACCGTCAAAGCCAACGTGCCAGAGGTAGTGATTGGTGAGCCAGCAACCGAGATCAAGCCGCCTGTAAAAGACTGCGCTACGCTAGTGACTGACCCGCTGCCCTTGCTGTTAAACGTACTCCAGTCGGTCGAACTTAACGCGCCTCGATTAGACGCAGAGGCGGTTGGCACTTGAAGTGTGATAACCGGCGTGGTTGTGCCGTTTGCCACGGTGCTGGTCAGGTCGGTGCCGGTGGTGCCAAGAGTCAGCGCAGCCACGCTGGTGACAGTGCCGGAAGCGCCAGTCAAAGTGCCAGCAGATAGTGTCAAACCACCCGCTACGCTGATTTCTTCTGCCGCGCCGGTAGAGGCCGTTGTTCTTCCCAGAAGCCTTGCTGTCGCCATCGTGAGGCCGTTGGCGCTGGCATAAGCACTGGGGGCCACATAGTCAGTTGCAGCAACAGCCGCCGATAGCGCGGTACCGTTGCCCTTCACCACCCCGGTTACGGTCGTGGAAAGTGTCAGCGCAGGCGTTGCCCCACCTGAACTGGTGCCTGCTAGCCCGTTTGCCGACACCACAGAAACAGCGGTTACGGTGCCGGTAGTAGGCGTTGTCCATGTAGGTGTGCCTGCGGCTGCGCTGGTCAACACCTGGCCGGAAGATCCCGCTGCGCTAACCGCCAGTGCAGGGCCGGTACCGTAGGCTATGCCGCCTGCCGTTGGGCTACCGTCAAGGTTGTAGTTGGCGATGGTGCCTGTCTGCACAACCGGCTGGAGGTACGCCCCCTGAATGGCGGCTTCAGCGTTTTCAAACCGCGACATCATCGACATCAATTGCGCGGTGTCAAGGGTAGCCAAGAAGTCGCCCGACTGATCTTCGTACTGCGGAGCGATGTTCTGGTTGATCTGGATCAGCAGATCGGTAAAGTCCTGCTGGCTCGGTGGCCCGATCTGCAATTCTTCCAGCGATACGGGGTTGTTCCCGCTGCCAGTCAGGACAAACAGGTTAAGAAAGAACCGATACCATTCTCGCGCCATAAGGCCGGTGCGTTCATCAATGAACGGCACCCGAGGCGCGGGGATATTGGTTATATTGAGGTTTGCCATAATTTAATTACAAGTGCCGTAAAATTTTTATGTTTACGGTCATGTGAGTTCCTTATGTGTTAAACACTAGCAATGGCAATCCAGCTAGTCCCACCGTTTTGGTTGATGTACACCCGATTCCCTGCCGTAGCGCCCGTCGTGCGGATTAACACAGTACCTGCCGCCGCCGTGACCACCCCGTTCGGGCTTGCATTCACGGCGTACAGGCTTATGTACGGTTGGTTTGCACTGTAGCCCAGTTTTATGATGGCGCTGCCACCACCATATTCAGGCATAGTCGTTACGCCAGAGGTAGAACCTAACTGCGCTTCCAAATTAAAAAGGGAGCAGGAAAGATTTAAGCCACCACCGACATAAACGCCCGGCTGAAGCCACAAGGAACGCGCATCTGTGTTTTCTGTGACAAACGTGCCGCCAGCATCGTTCATGTTTTCGATGTGGCAGGTGTTGAATGTCTGGTTAATTGCGCTTAAATTCCCCATCTGGAAGCAAGACTCAAAATCGCAGTTGTAAAAACTGATGTCAGTTATTTGCCCGTTCCCCGTAGGTACGCTCGGCCCCCTAAATTGATACAAGCCAACACCGGAGGTGGGGGGCGACGTAAGTTGCGACTGTGAAAAAAGGCAATCGTAGAAACCTTGTTTCTGGATGGTGGATGAATTTCCAAGGCCGTCGTTAGTATTGATAACCGTCTGTGCAAAACCTTGAGCGTTGCCTATAAAGGTACATGAACGGAAAGCGTTCATGTTGACCCACATTTGATGCATTCCCACATAGCCTTGAAAGTAACAATACTCGGCTTCGTAGTTCCAACTTAATACGGTTGCGGAAGATACCGGCAACGTACTAAACAGTATGCCCACGGGTATGTCTGTAGCAAATGCCGCACCAAAAACGGCAATATTAGAAAACAACGTGTACCGGCCGGTGTTTGGCGCTGCATTTTGGAACACATAGTTTTTGTTGGATGCGATTGCCCCACCATGCGCCGCGTCGGGGAAGGCAAGACCACTACCTACGATTCCGTTGGAAGCGTTGCGCCCAAGGCCAACAAACTTATGCGGCTTGTTCCCCGGCATAAAGTGTCCGGTAGTAGAGTAAAAGCCCGGTGTTTTAAAATGCAACTCATGGGGCCCGTAAGTAATTGCTTCATCAATCAGCGGTTTGTTTATTGCAGCGTTAGCCGAACTAAACGGCATGAACACGCCAGCGGTGTAACCCGTTACCGCATTGGTATCCCCACCAACTACTCCCCACCACTCAACGGGCGCGGAAAGAACTTTTGCGTTTGTGCAGTCCACATGCTTTAGCGTGGATACCGCAAATATCTTGTATACCCCCGCGACTATGGCCCCGGTCATCGTAACGGTAACGCCGGATGCCGGTGCGAGTATTGCGCCTGCTTGAAATTCGCAATTTGCGGTAATGGTCAGATTACTGGCAATGTTGTACGTTCCTGCGGGGAACAACAGTGTGCCGCCAGCCGCCGCCGTCTGCGCTGCAACGATTGCGCTTCTGTCGTCGGTGCTTCCGTTACCCACGGCCCCAAAGTCTTTTACGCTTACGTTCTCGCGTAGCTTGGTCTGCGCCGTTGTTGCAGTAGCACCTGTACCTGTTTGAATAAACCCAACAAGGCTAGAGCCACTAGACGCAGAAAGGTCAGTGACAATCTCGTTGATTGCCGTCTGCACGTTGGTGGCAGCGATAGTCCCGGTGGGCGTGTTAATTATCTGTGCGGCAGGAATCGTGCCGCCAATTGCGGCTTGCTTGGTTGCGCCGCCCTGAACGACCGCAATCAGTTCAGTCCCCGTCAGCGGGACGGTGGCTGCGGGAAGGTTTGAGATTTTTACGCCAGCCATGGTTTGTCCTAACTGTTAGTGGGCGTTACGAATAATTCCGCGCCCATGATTGCTATTTTTACCGGGTCAGTACCCGAAACCTCGTACACACGGTCGCGGATCTTCTCAGTCATGCCAAGCCGCCGCCAGATAGTGCGATACCCATAGTTTCCGAGCCGCCCCATTGAACGCCAATGCTCGTTTGACCAGGTATGCCCACCGTCATCTGACCAACGCAGCATGACCTGCGGATCTGCGCCTGTCGTAGCCGCCAAAGACACCAGCAGCGCAATGTCGTCCTCTGTCAGCAAGTCTAACCCGCTTTCAGTCAGCAGGTTTTCCAGCGGATCGTTAGCGTCGTTTCCCGACAACCCGACACCCGTTTCAGCGTCCAGTTGCAGACTGTGGTGCGCGGTGCGTTTCAGGTTGTTCTGGCCCGTAGCCAGCGCCCTCCACGACCGCAGCCACTTTTGGATCTGGTCGTCATCAGCGTAGACATCAAGGTCGTAGGCGTACAGTCGCCCGTCTTGGTAGTCGCCAACCACAACCTCGCTGTTAAACGACATCTGGCAGTTGCTGCGGTGCCGGGTGAACTCGCCGTTCTCAAAAGCTGCGCGTTCATGCCACAGTTGCGTTGATACGTCATACACCCAAGTAGCCTGGGCTGACGGGAAGATAATTACATAAAACGGATGCCCGTCTTGCTGGTAGGTGTAACCAATCGCATCGGAGATGTTGCCGTAGCTCTGAATGGCAAATTCCACCGCATTGGTCGAGACTCGCGCAGGCGTGTAGCCGTTAGCCCGGTAAACAACCCCACGGCCTCGGGCATCAGAGCCAACCCAAAACACGCTGTTGTCTAGCTTGGCAACCGAATACGCAGCCCCGCACCCTACTTCCATAAACGCGCCTTGAATCCGCGCCAAAGGAAAATCCGGCGTTCCAGCGTCATACCAAACCTCAACGCTGGTGTTGCCAAACAGGAAGATTTCGCGGTGATCTACAATCAGCGCAATTACGTTGTCGGGATAGCCCTCGGCGCTGGCAAAGTCGAGCGGATCTATGGATGTGCCATCGAGCAGGCTGGTTACCCAAAACTTTTGCGAGTTTGGCTCGTTGAATACAAAATAGCCATCCACGTAGCCCACCGAGCCAGCACCGGGAAAATCCACATCCGTAATCTGAGCAAACACCGCCGTGGAGGTGTTGTAGATAAATCCACCGGGGTTACAGGCAATGAATATCTGGGTGCCGTTGTCGGCCATGCTAACTGGGCCAGTACCCGATACGGTGCCTAGCAGGGTGGCCGTGTAGCTCGTAGTTAAGCTGTAGAACTCACTGCCCGATACCACATAGGCCACGCCATTGGTTACCCACAGGCCGCGAATAGGGCCATAACCAACGGTTGCCAGCAAACGCAAGCCAGGGCACCGCAACAAGTAACCGCCCTCTTTCCCGCCGCTGCCCTCTGGCACGACTTCGGGGAAAAGGTTGACCATCCGGTTGTCGGCGGCATTGATAGACCGAGCAACATAGCTGCCGCCTAAAATCGGCGTTTTCATCAGTAGTTGCCAGAGTAGATATTAAACCGCTGGCGAGTTCCAACGATGCTGTAAGGAATGCTCATTACGTCGTCAGGATTGTTGATCCGCTTGATGTTGCGCTTGCTGGTCATAGCGATCCGTTGCACTGAAGGCGGCGGCTCAACGCCAAACTCTGCTGCAATCTCGCAGGCCAAGTTAAAGCGGAAACAACGCAGATAGCCAGGCGGGATTACCAAAACAGTTGCCAGCGTAGCCGGTTCAACCAGTTCGGTGACGCTGATGAAGTGCCACTCCAGCACCTTAGTCGGCACCGGGTAGATGTACATGTCCATATTGGGCATGTCCATGTTTGTCCAAATAACTTGCGGATAGGTCGATGTGACGGTCTTGACCGCAATTCCGTCGTACTGCTGCTGGTTGATAATCTTGATGCCAAAGCTGATGCCGTTGGCCGGGTCGCGGAAGTAGGTCGCGTCGTCCAGCAGCACCGGACGGTTGCCCACAAAATCCCCGGTCGGGCCTATCGTGCGGTTTTTAATGTTAGGCGGCCAGCTAAACATTTGATCTTGCGTAGAAAACACCGACAGGCGTTCAGCCGACCAGCTATCAAGCATCTGGTTCATCGCCGTCAACGCGTCGGCTGACGTTGCTGCCGACGGGGTTTCGCCCTCGGCCAGTTGACCAATCAGCCTCAAGGCTCCGTTGATCTGATCGCCAGCCGTAGTTGTCATGCCGCAAGCTCCTTACGCGGTCTGCCGCGAGGTTTTGCCAGCTCGTTCCGTACTGGTTCGCTAGGTGTCAACAACGCGCCCACATCGTAGCGTTCCCACCCGTTCTTTTCGTCAGCCTCGGCTTCGGCTTCCATTGTAGCAACCTTGCTGCCGTGAAGGGGATGCCGCAGGTAGATAACCATATTAGTCCTTAAAGACCGCCCCATAGCGATATGGGGCGGGTGTTTCTTAGCTC